ATGGTAAGTCTATGTGGTTATCACAAGTCATATTGTCTATGATGAAACAAAATACTAAATGCTTAATAGCGTCTTTAGAAATGAGACCTGTTTTGACATTAGCTAGAATGGTTACACAGGCATTAGGCTCACCAGAGCCAACAGATGAATATATACATAAGTTTTGTGATCGTGCTAAAGAAAAGTTATATATTTACGACCAAACAGGTGTAACTACTTCACAAGATATGGTTGCTACGTTATACTATGGAAAACATATTCTAGGTGTAGAAGTATTTGTGATAGATAGTTTAATGAAGCTGAATGATATTTCTGAAGAGTCACTAGATGCACAAAAAAGGTTTGTTAATACTTTAGCAGTAGTATGTCGTGATTTACAGATACACATATTTTTGGTTGCACATACACGTAAGATGAAAGATGAAACTGATATACCTGATGCAACAGATTTGATGGGTTCAAGTCACCTGCGCAATTTATGTGACTCACTAATCCTATGCTGGCGCAACCGCAGCAAAGAAAAATTAATAGAAGCAGGAAACACATCTGAAGCTGAATTAAAGATTATCCCAGATGCAAAGGTCTTTGTTCAGAAGCAGCGTAATGCACAATGGGAAGGTTCATTTAACTTTTGGTTTGACCAAAAAGGTTTACGATATAACGAGAGTCCACCAAGATGACCATAAATGAATTCATAAAGCAATGCAAAAAAGTATTCGGAGATGACATTCAATACAAAGCAACTTCTAAAGACGGACAAGTATTTAAAACGAAAGGATGGAGAGATGATAAAGTGGGCACTAACCAAAGACAACTTACCCCAGCTTATAGAGAAACTAAAAAGTCTTGACTTTACTAAACGCTGGAGAGTAACAGTAACAGACGCTAAACTTAACAGAAGTCTTGAACAGAACGAAAGGTTATGGGAACTATATACAAGTTTAAGTAATCATTTAGGTATTGAGAAAGACCGTATCCATGAATTGTGTGGCTTTAAATTCTTACGATACCAAACTGAAATAGCAGGTATGCCTGTAGAGCTTATAAAGTCAACAACAAAACTAACCACAAGTGAAATGACAGAATACCAACAACAGATAGAAGTATGGGGTCAGACTATGGGTTGGGGTTGGGATTACTAGTGATAGCAGTATTATTTGCTAGAGACGATAGTCGTTATAAAGAACTTGACGGATATGATGTTTATGATATTCACAGAGACGCTAGAAATTACTGTAAAGACTATCCTGTAATAGCACATCCACCGTGTAGAGCTTGGGGTATGTTATCTCACATGGCAAACCCTAGACCAGATGAAAAACAATTAGCATACTTTGCATTGGCACAGGTAAGGTTAAATGGAGGTATATTAGAACATCCTGCTGGTAGTCGTTTATGGAAAGAAGCACCATTACCTCTAGGTGATAATGTAGATGAGTTTGGTGGGTTTACTATTGAGATTGACCAATTTGACTTTGGTCATGTTGCACATAAAAATACTAAACTTTATATTTGTGGAATAACTAAAGATAAGTTACCACCAATGCCACCTAAAAATCTATCATCTACTGACAGGTCAATATGTGGTAATGTAAAAGGAACAAAACGCTGCACACAATATCAACGAGAATATACACCAGATGATTTAATTAACTGGATGACAAAGGTATGTAATGAATTACAGAAACCCTAAGTTACTTAAACTAGCAGATGGCGCACCATGTATGATGTGTTCTATGCAAGACGGAACTGTAGTATCTGCACACTCTAACCAACTACGTGATGGCAAAGGAACAGGTATCAAGGGACACGATTATCGTATAGCGTTCCTATGTCACCAATGCCACCACATGATAGATAATGACAAGATGTTAGATAAATATGATAGAATAGCAGCATGGGAAGAAGCTCACCGTAAAACTATAGGTTGGCTATTTACTAACAACCATATACAAATAAAATGAACAAAATAGAATTTGGTGATTGCAGAGAGATAATGAAATGCTGGAAAGATGAAGGCGTTAAAGTTCAAACTTGCGTTACATCACCACCTTATTTTGGTTTACGTGATTATGGAGTTGATGGTCAAATTGGTTTAGAGCAAACAGTTGGAGAATATGTTGCTAACATGGTAGATGTATTTAGACATGTATGGCATATACTTGAAGATGATGGAACTGTATGGTTAAACTTAGGTGATAGTTATTACAATTACAGACCGGGTAAAGGTCAAGCATTAAATAAACAAACAGTAAGTAATACTAATCAAGATTTGCCTACTACTTGTGCTAGACGTGGCAATAAACAAGAAGGGTTAAAAGAAAAAGATTTAATTGGAATACCATGGAGAGTAGCATTTGCTTTGCAAGATTTTGGATGGTATTTAAGACAAGATATTATTTGGCATAAACCAAACCCAATGCCTGAGTCTGTTCGTGATAGATGCACAAAAGCACATGAATATATATTTTTGCTTACTAAAAATCCACAATATTATTTTGATAGTAATGGTATTAAAGAGCCAGCAAATAATGCAGGAAAATCTATTTCATTTTCTAGTCCATATAAAAATGCAGGTAGAGGTAGTGGAAATAAACCAAGTGGAAATGAAAAAGAAGGAATGCCTAATTTAATACAACCTTCCACTAGAAATAAAAGAAGTGTATGGAAAGTTGCTACTAAAGCATATAAAGGAGCTCACTTTGCTACATTTCCTAAAGAATTAATTGAGCCATGTATATTAGCTGGAAGTAAAGAAGGTGATATTGTATTTGACCCATTTATGGGTTCTGGCACAACTGCACAAGTAGCATTGCAACATGGTAGACAATATTTAGGTTGTGAGCTGAACAAAGAATATGAAAAGTTACAACAAGAAAGGATAGGTAATGGGTAAAGGTTCTGGAAGAAGACCATTGTTAATTTCTGAACAAGAAGCACAAGATAACTGGGACAAGATATTTAAGAAGAAAAAGAATAGTGATGACGTATCACCACACGCTTATGAATACGAACTTAATAAGTCTACCGGTGACGTAGAGAAAAGATTTAAAGACGGAATATCTAAACCTAACGAAAGTCAATTTGATGGCAACTAGCCCAACGCAGTTAAGTCTTAAAAAATTACGAGAAGAAGGATACCTTGTTGATGTTGTAGAGAAATTTATACCGGGGGCGAACATAAGAAAAGACCTCTATGGCTTCGGAGACCTCTTATGTCTAAAAGGAAAAGAAACTTTAGTTGTCCAGACCACAACTGCATCAAATATGTCAGCAAGAATAAAGAAGATAGCAGACCATGAAAACGTAGGTGCAGTTCGTGAAGCAGGATGGACTATTCATGTACATGGTTGGCATCAAGACGATAAGAAAAAATGGCATTGTAAAATTAAGGATGTATCGTGAATACCAGAGATAAAATACTAGCCTACCTTACAGAGCCTAAAGCTATAAAAGATATAGCAGCACATGTAGATGGCAATTACAATACTATTAAAAATTTGCTTGTCACCATGAAGATGGAAGGTCATATACACGCATTCAAAGATAAAGATAATAGACTTATGCACTATTACATTCCACAGCCACATCCATTACAAGGTATATTTGGACACACAGCAAACTTTACAGAAGACCAAATAAAAGGTGTTATTAGTCATAATGCAGATGACGCTAAACATAACCTTCAGCAAAGAACTACACAAGAAACATTTGGGCAAAGCGTAGCTTATACGCTAACACAATATGATTAGTATGGAACGCTTATTGTCCATCCTCGAGGATTGGAGCTTATGGATGAAACATGATACCCATAAACTAGGATACCCCTCTAAAAGCATAGGCATGTCATCAGGAGGTGAGTCAACTTCAGAAGTATTCGAAGAAATGTGCTCTGCTCAAGACATGTCTAATATTAGAACTATACACGCTATCATACATAGCTTAGAACAAGGACAACAAGACGCTATCTATGCTAAATACTTAGGTGCTAAACCACCATTAGCCTTTTATTGGCAATTAGATATGGCATACGATAATCTTTTGACAATTGCAGAAAGACGGATAAACGCATAATGTTGTTGAACAGATATAGCAAAGTATGCTATAATACTACTTGTTGGACAACTCCTGTCCGTTAATAACGTAATCCCACAAAAGCCTGACCATACTCTCTCCTTGGTTGGGCTTTTTCTTTTTATGAAACTATCTATTTGCGAACAATGCGGTGAACCATTTGACTTCACCGAGTATAGCCTGTGTAATGATTGCAGATATGACCACCGATTTATTAAGTTAAGGAAAGATAATGAAGTCAGCACCGAAGACAAAAGCAGGCAAGATGAAGAAGGTCAGCAAGGTAATGAAAGAATTTAAAGCAGGAACTTTAAATGTAGGTAAGTCATCAAAGAAAGTATCAAATCCTAAACAAGCAATAGCAATCGCCCTCAGCGAAGCTAATATCTCTAAAAAGAAAAGGAAATAATTATGCCAATGGTCGACGGAAAAAAATACGCTTATACTAAAACAGGTATGGCAGCAGCTAAAAAAGCAGCAGGCAAATCAGGTAAAACTATGGCAGTTAAGCCTATGAAAAAGGCAGCTAAACGTGGCAAATAAGCCAGGTCTATACGCTAACATTGCAGCCAAGAAAGCTAGAATTAAAGCTGGCTCTGGTGAGAAGATGCGAAAGGTAGGCTCTAAAGGTGC